AAAGAGCAGCATCCAAGAGCTTCTTGGTGTACCTGGATTCTTTGACGATGAGATAGAACTGGTTTTGTCTGAGGCCGACACCGGTAAGCTGAGGGAGTGGACGGGTATTGAAACTGAACGATCTTATCGTGAGAAAAAGACTTCGGACCCGGCGGCAACCTACCAGAGCGATAAGGTTGACTGCATGTTATATATGGGAGTCATGAAGGGCGAACAACTACTTGAGGCTGAAATTCCGACTCCCGATGACAAGGTGGATCACGATTTTAATGTAACTGCATGGTTTATCGGGGACCACATTATAAAGGCAATCCTTAATGAAGACCCCCTCGGAAGGAAGCCGATTTCCGTTGCACACTTCGAGGAAAACGTTGACGGATGGTGGGGAAAGGGTTTGCCCCAATTGATCGAAGCTGAAGCTCAGGTTTGTAATGCGTGTGCCAGGGCTCTCAGTAATAACGTAGCAATGGCATCTGGACCGCAAGTTGAAATCAATATCGATCGACTCCGGGGTGGTGCAACCGGAGACACACGTATTATCCCCTGGAAGAAATGGTTAACAACCAACAGGATGATGCAGACCGGCCCGGCGATTTCCTTTTGGCAAGCCCAAATGCACGCCGCAGAAATTCTGCAGGTCTTCAATGATTTTAGAAAGGGGGCTGACGAGAGATCGAATATTCCCGCTTACGCCCATGGAGATTCTCAGGTTGGTGGGGCTGGAAATACGGCATCCGGATTGTCCATGTTAATTTCCCAGGCCTCTCGTGGTATCAGGGGGATCATTAAGTCTATTGACAAGAACATGATCATTCCGTCAATAAATTACATCTATGAAGAGCTGGCTCTTTCAAACAAGCATAAGGATAAAATTGGCGATGTTCGCCTGGTGGCTAAGGGTTCTCAGGCCCTACTTGAGAAAGAGCAGCGAACGGTCAGGATGTTGGAATTCCTGAACGCCACAAACAATCCAATCGATCAGGAGATTATGGGAGCCGAAGGGCGAGGGTATATCCTAAGTGAGCTTGCCCGGGCCTATGAGATCGATCCAGCCCGAGCCTTACCGAGATTACAAGCGGTAAAGGGTAAGGTTCTTGGGAAACCTCCGGTACCCGCCGGGGTAGTACCGCCGGGAGCAACTGCAGGTGCGGCACCCGTTGAGGCTGCCAGCAAGGGCACGCCTCCGGTTGCGGCGAGGAATTTGGCCCCAGGGGGTGTAGAGCCCCAGGGAGGGGCTGCCCAACTCTTCGGTGGGCGTGGAGGTCCAGCTGAATTACCGGAAGAGGGTGTATAAGCGGTTTTCACCTATTTTTCGGGTGTGTTCATTTTTAGTGAACTGTTACGTTTACTGAACACGCCCCAAACGCAACAGGGGAGGATTTATGTTTAATATGTCTGCTAACATGCTGAAAATATTACTTATTCTCAGCAAAGACCCAGCCTGGCCTACCTTCATAAGGGAATTCAAACAAATCAGGGATGACAATATGGAACAGGCCGTCCATTACAACCCTGATCCCCAGGATTTTAATGCCAAAACCCGCCAGGATTTGTTCCGGGGAATCGCCGTGTGCTTGGATGTGTTGCATAACAGTTTTAACGATCCGGTGAGTCTTCTTGAGGAAATTAATCTTGCCGAGAGAATGCAGAAACAAGAGAATGAAATCAAGGAGTTAGCGAGGGGTGCACACGATTAAACATGTCATAAGGGGTATCATCGAATTAAGATGTAAAGCAACAAAATGTCACTACTGCATACATAAGTACAAGGGACCAATTACTTAGGCAATGGGAGAAAAAATGCCGTATAGTAAGAGGGCAAAGCTTACCCCAAGATATAGGGAGCTTAGGAAGAGGTAGTATTTCATCGTAAAACTAAATTGCTACGATGATTTTCAAATAGGGAAAACCCGGCTGGGGGCTCCCGGGAGGACGTTATGGCCGACCTAATACCCGCAGAGATTCGTAAGATCGCAGAAGACACACAAAAGATCGAAGATGAGCTTTTTAAGAAAGCCGTCAAAACCCCCGAAGAGTTGGCTGCAGAAGAAAAAGTAGCCAAGGAGAAGGCAGAGGCCGAGAAGAAGGCCGCTGAGGAAGCTGCTGCCGAACCCACTGAGGAAGAAAAAGCCGAAGCGGAAAAGAAAGCCGCTGAGGAAAAAGAGGCCAAGGAAGCTGAGGAAGCTGCCAGGGCTGCCGAAGTTGAGGACCCCGAGAAAGCCGAGCATAAGTACAACGTGCTAAAGGGGAAATACAACAAGGAACTTCCCCGGGAACGTGAGGCCCGTAAGGCCGCTGAGGAAAAGTTAATTTCTTCAGAGACAGAAAACTCTATACTTCGAAGACAGCTGGCTGATCTCACTAATCGGCTTGAAGTGGTCGAGAGGGGTGGGTCAAACAAAAAAGAACCCGAAGAGTCCGTGAAGGGCTCTGACATGTTAGCTGAATTAGACGCCGATCCGGATATTGTATTCCTCAAGAATGAATATCCAGATTTTTGGAAGGGAGTTAAAAAAGCCCTAACCAAAACCTATGACAGAGCGGTCGAGAATACGGCGAGTAAGATTACCAAGGTAGAGAAAAAGGTTGAAGTCTCCGAGGAAACTACTCGTAAGAATGCTTGGAACGCTTTTCATAAATATCTCGACGATAACGTCGAGGGTTGGCGTGAAGTGAATGTGTCTCCCGACTTTAAGAAATGGCTTGTTCAGGAGGAAAAACATCTTGGAATTAAAGAAGCCATAGACGAAGTTGATGGGAAACGGGTTGCTAAGTTCTTCGTTGATTTTGCGAAATCTAAAGAGCCTCCTAAAAAAAATAAAGAGGACGCTCCAAAAGAGGACAAGCTACCGGAAGATAAAACTGTTGCACCACCGAAAGGTGCTAAACCAAACCCTCCCGCAAGGAAGGTTTCAGACAAAAACGAAAAAATCACCCAAGAAAGCATTGCCCAATTCTACGAACGGAAACGTAAGGGCTTCTACGTGGGGAGAGAGACCGAAATGAACGTAGAGGAAAAGAAGATCGAATTAGCGGTAGTTGAAGGGCGTGTGATTTAAGCAGTGCCATGGGTTAATCTAAAAAAGGAGATAATACCATGGCAATATATCCAGTTCATGGAGCGGCGTATGATTATAGCTCCACAGGTGCAGTAAAGTTTATCCCTCAGTTATGGGCAGGGAAGATGATTGTGAAGTGGTACGATGCTACCGTCCTCACAAGAATCACCAATAACGACTATGAGGGTCAGATTCGAAAACAGGGTGATACCGTTATCATCCGGTCTATCCCAACAATCACCATCGTTGACTACGAAGCCAGCGATACCCTCTCTTACGAGAAACCCACCTCTACCCCGGTGACCTTGCTCATCGACAAAGGTAAGGCATGGGCAGTCGAGCTTGACGATGTAATGAAGGTTCAGTCTGACCTTCCTTTGCTCAACAAGTTCACAGACGATGCGGCTCAGCAGTTGAAGATTTCGATTGAGACAGCTTTCTTCGCAGCTTCCGCTATTTATAACGGAATGCACGTTCGGAATACCGGGACGGCAGCTGGTGCAAGTTCTCAGAGTTTTAACATCGGTACCACGAGTGCTCCCGTTCAGATCACCGACGCCAACGTTCTCGATTATATCGTGGACACCGGCACGGTCCTGGATGAGCAGAACGTTCCCGAAGGTGGCCGTTGGTTTGTGATTCCTACCTGGATGGCCGGACTCATCAAAAAGTCTGACCTCAAGGACGCTTCCCTTACGGGAGACGGACAGTCCGTTCTGAGAAATGGCCGGATTGGGATGATCGACCGCTACACCCTCTTCTCTTCGAACCTTCTGAATCACTCGGGGACGACTTACTGGCATTCACACTTTGGAGTGAACGATGCCATTACCTTTGCAACCCAGCTGACAGAGACAGAGACCCTCCGGTCGCCTGACTCCTTTGCTGACAGGGTGCGTGGTCTGCAGGTGTACGGCTACAAAGTCGTGAAGCCTGAAGGTTACGGGGCATTGATCTGCTACAAGTAAGAGTAGCTTGACTTTAACATTTGGACCTGGGAGTGTGGGAATAGACCCTGCTCCCAGGTTTTTTAACAAAAAGGTGGTCTATGGCTCAGAGAGAGAAGTCAAGATTTGGTAAGCTTATGCTTGAGGGGGTGAGGCATGGAATCAACTTTGCCTCCGACGAATTGGTTCTCCTTGAGGATAAACTTGGTGATGCCCTTTTGGCAACCGGCACAACGGTTCCTTCTAATACCCGTTCCGGATATGCTAAGGGGTGTTTGTTTATAGACACAAACGTCGGTTCTGGTACGGGGGGTTTGTATTGTAACAAGGGGACAAGGACCTCTTGCATCTTTTCCCTAATCAGTCAGGCGTAAACTTTCGAGAGGGGCAACTCGTATAAAAGTGCTGGATGGAGTCCATCATGGGATTAAGAGAACGAGGAAACGTTGGAGAAATGAAATTCAAGGGGAACCCCACCAACATTGGTGAGGGAACAGGTCCCTTTGGAGTTTACAATGTCTATATGAGGGGTGAGGACAATCACATCCTCTTCGCCACAACCACAGAAAACGTGGCAGCTGAAACCGGCTCTGGTTTTATGAAGGGAGCCATCGTCATCAAAAGAAATGCGGCTGGAAATGCGATGTACGAAAACATCGGAAATACAGCAACCGCAAGTTTCTTACTGATCAATGCGGCTGGGGTTACTGGACCTACAGGTCCAGCGGGACCGGCGGGACCAACTGGTGCAGGTGGAGCAGCCGGAACAAATGGGGCAACGGGAGCCCAGGGACCAGCCGGAGCAACAGGAGCAGCAGGGGTAACAGGGCCAACGGGGCCGAGTGGTTCTTGGTATTTGATTGAACCCACAGGACCAACAGGTGCTACAGGGGCAGTGGGACCAGCGGGGCCGTCGGGACCGGCGGGACCACAGGGACCACAAGGGACAGCCGGAGCAGCTGGGGCAACCGGACAAACCGGACCAACCGGAGCAGCTGGACCAACTGGACCCCAGGGAACAACTGGGGCAGTCGGAGTTAC